CACGCTTCGCTTCCAGATCATCGATCTGGTTTCCTATTTGTAAGAACAGCAAGGCATTGCTGTCCACCTCAGTATCTTCGATCTCGACTTCCGAGGTTTTGTTCAGTTCTTTTTTTAGTCCAGTACAACCCAACTCCCCAGAAGAGTCGTAGAACTTACAATAGAACTGACAGTAGCTGACATCCTTTTCAGGTTCAGGTGCATCGGCTGTGTTCTTAATACTCTCGAGCCAAGCCAATGCTTCTTCAGCAATCGCTGGATCATAGTCTTCAGAGTGAACCTTTACATCTCGTTCATCACCATCCCGGGCTATGGCACACAAGTTAACAGTCTTAACTTTGTAACCGTTCTTCTCCAACAGGTAGCCATATGTATGAACTTGCCAACGCTGGTTCTTCGATGGGAAGTAACTTAAGTTCTTAATCTTAGTTGTCTTCCAGTCAACGACTGCACCAGTTTCAGGAATGAATAGATCTATATGGGCTTTCATTCCATTGTATTCGACTTCGGTCTCAACTAGATACTTCTTACCATCCGGATCCAAAGCTTCGATTGATTTCTCAATCTCTGCATGGATGGCCGTTCCCATGATGGCTGCTAGTTTGAGTTCGTTGTCGTTAGTTTCGGCTTGTCCATTTAACCGAAACCAAACCTTGCGTGAACAGCCACCAAGTTCTGATGGCCCTATCTGCACCTGAGTGCTACGAGATTTGCTTGCATCCTTAGCTCGTAGAACTTGGATAAGTAGATCCTTGATCTCACTCATCTGCTTTACCCTCTTTCATATTTTCTTGCACCTGATTATACGCTGTCCAGAAAAGTGCATAGTAAGAAATATCAAAAGGAAAAGTCTTCATATGCGTAACCAATGCACCGGTATGGGCATAGGCTTGGATCCCTGTTTCTTTCAGTAGATTGAAGAAGATAATATCTTCGCCAATAAACTTATCTTCCGTAAGATCATTCTCGTGGAAGAAACTTTTTTCCGGGAACTTCTCCCTTAGTTTAGGGATGATTGACTTGTGCATCAACACACAACCAAAGCCAGCAGAATCAATCGGAATGATTTCATTCTCTGGTAGTGGATGTATGTATTCAACTTCGTATTTATTTCTACCTTCTTTGAAGATGGTAGGCATTGGAACCGGAAGGTTTCCAACGCTGTCTTTCCAGACAAAGTATACGCCAGATACAACAGGTCGTGAGACCTTATCTGCTGCATCCCATAGAGTCTTGAGGACTTCTTTAGTCAGCACAATATCTGAATCAACCCAAAGCAGCCAGTCAGTTTTAGATTGGTCTGCCCATAGATCGAACAACTGCATACGCTGACGAGAGATCTGATTACCCTTGACTCTCATTGCATTGTTGATAGGCACACCAACTGTGTGTGCCATAAGCATCGTGTATACAAGTCCTTCTGTGAACTTGCCATCAGTCACACCGTTGTCACACCATGAGATTGATAAAGTTTCTTTGCTACTGTGTGGCAACTGGTGACCTTTCATCTTGCATAATTTTGATTGCATACTCTAAGCCATCTACTAATCCCTGATTGTATTCAGTTGTTGGTGGAGGTTCAATAGCTTTAATCTTCTTTGTAAATTGATCTATGTAAAAATCTTTAAGCAACATTCTGTAGCCCCTTAATGTATTGCTCTGCCAGTTCGGAGATCTTCGCATCTCCATCGAGTGGTTTCCAGATAATCATTACACCGGGCAAGATTAAATTCTTTTCCTCGGGCAATGGAACTAGGTTAACCATTGTGTCTGCCATGAAATTTTTTTCATGCATCCAATCTACAAGATCAAACTTTGCGAGCTGATACTTAGTCGACTCGTAAGCGTGATCCCACCATACAGATACTGCTCCCTCATTGCTATAGGAAAATCCCATTACCCATGGATGAGGGCGGAATGAACGATCAGAGAACTCGGACATTTGTGCATAAATCGTGTCGACCTCTATGAGTTTCTCGTTCATGGCATAAGTGTGACACACAGGACTGACAAGCATTCGTACATTTTGCGAAGCTCGGAGTGTCGTGATATTGTCCGGCTACCTCGCAAGAGGTGGGGCAGAAACTTCAAGGCGACACTATACGGTGTAGCACCTAACCACCATAATTTTTATGGGGGGTAGGGGGGCATTTCTTCTTGCTCCTCTGCCGGTGTAGTTTTGTGGCACAAAAAAAGAGGGGCCCCCGAAGGGGCCCCATCTAGTTACTATTAAGTTTTAGTCTGCATCTTCTGGATCTGTATACAGAGCTGCCAATGTCTTTTCATTCTCGATCTTCTGAGCCTTCAAAGAAAGTCCTGTAGCTGCTGCAATGAAAGCCAAGATTGCTTCCTGTGGAATGTCTGCATAGGTTGCAACTACTGCTACCAATGCCTGAATGAGACCAGCCCATGCGGCTGGGTTCTTCATGAATATGTTGATCTTCATACTTAGTCCTCCTTTGGACTTATGACTTAAAGACTGGCTTACCAAAGCCAACGACTGTCACGGCTTGTGATCTGCGTAGCTTGGAACCATTCTTCTTTTTGAAGGCACGAACCTTCAGGCAGACTTGTCCACCATTGCGTTGGTCACCCTTTTTGTCTGGGGCTGTGTTGCCTTCGACACAAGTAACAGTACCATCGCCATTGTCCTTGACCACGATACCGACATGAGAGATTCGATCTACTCCATCGTTCGGGAAGTCAAAGAACACGATGTCTCCGGGTAGAGGGGTCGCTTCATCGCTTGCCTTCTCCCATTGATTCTTCTTCATGAAGGCTGAGGCTCCGGCTACTGTGGATACACAGTTAGGGATCTTCAAGCCAACTTCGTTGGCACACCAGTTTACGAATGAGCCACACCAAGGTAGGAAGTTTGCCTTAGTAAAGGCTCCATACTTGGTCTCGTTATCTTTAGGGCCCTCAATTACATTGAGTTCACCCTTTGCTACTGTAATGAAGTCTGCTCTTTGACCCATCATGCACTCGCTTTCTTATCAACCTTAGCAAATGCTTCGTTGATTTCTTCGGCTGATAGTGTTCCGTCTGCTAGATAGAATCGAGCTAGAGCTTCCAGTACTCGTGCTGCACCCAAGGCACCTGCCAGTACGGCTGCTTGCCATACCTCAATACCTACAAGTGAACCTGCACCGATTACTCCCAATGATTCTGCTGCGATTACTGCAACGATTCTTGAGAGAATGCTTTTGAATGTATCCATTATTCATCATCCTTTGGGTTACGAATTGGGTAGCTAATGCACCATGCAAGGAGTGTTCCCCAGATGGCGATACCTACGATCTGCTTTGCTGAACCATCAAGAACTACCCATGCAATACCCATGCCAAGTAGTGTCCATAGCTGATCCAACATATCTCTAAAGAAGTTCTTCAAGGTTTTCTTCTCCTTACACTTTTGCTTTCTCTACCCGATGCGGCTCCGCCGCCACCTGTAGATCCACCACCAGAGGGGGTTCTGGTTGTAGAGGATGCCGCCATACCGGCGGCTGTTACTGCTGCTTGTCCTGCGATAACCGAGGCAACAATAATCTTTTCTGACTCTGCTCTTTCTTCATCACTCATGTCAGCACCAATACTTGTGATAGCAAGCAAGGCCTGAGCAGGATCATCGAAGATGGCAGAGATAAGTTCTGCTGGGCTTTCTAATAACACAAGTGCAGCAGCTACTTCAGCAGTAATAACTACTTCGTTACCATTGGCATCTTGTCTTACTTCAACCGGAGTTTCAGGTGGAAGGTCGGCATATGTAATGCCAGCTTCAGCCAATGCTTCTGCTGTTACATTCTCACCAGAGGCAACAGCCTCTGCAATTATATTTTCTGCAATAGCCTGTCGTTCTTCCGGTGTTGATTCTTCCGTTGCTACCATTGGAGGATCAGGTTCGATAGCAGGGGGTTCAGGTTGAGGAAGTGGTTCAGGTAATGGAGGTTCAGGTTCCGGTTCAGGAGCTGGTGGATCAGGAACTACCTCTGGCTCGGGAGCAGGAGTTGGAACAGGCTCTGGCTCAGGCTCTGGCACAGGGGCAGGATCCGGAATTGCTTCGGGTTCTGGAGCTGGTGGTTCAGGCTCTGGAGCAGGTGGTTCGGGTAACGGCTCAGGAGATGGCACAGGTTCGGGCTGAGGTACTGGAACTGGCTCTGGAAGTGGGGTTGGTTGAGGAAGAGGAACTGGCTGAGGAAGAGGCACCGGTTCTGGCATTGGTACCGGATCTGGTACAGGTTGAGGAACAGGTTGAGGTTCTGGAACCGGGGTGGGTGTAGGTGAAGGTATTGGTGAAGGCTCTACTGCTGGCGTTAATACTGGTGTGGGTAGCGGCTGTGGTGTCGGTGTTGGACTTGGCTGCTCTGGAGTGGGGGTTGGTTGTGGGATTGGTGACTGGCTTACTACTGGGGTTGCTGTTTGTGTTTCTGTTTGAGAAGGAGTAGGCGATGGATCCACAGTCGGCGTTGGTGTTGGCAATGGTGTTTGGGTTTGTGTCGGGCTTGGTTGTGGGCTGGGTTCAGGGGTCGGCTCCACAGAAGGCGAGGCTACAGGGCTTGGAGTTGGACTTGGCTCAGTCGCAGGAACATTTGAAGGAGTTGCAGTCTCAGTTGGAATCGGTGTTGGACTTGGAGATGGAGAAGCTTCCGGAGTCGGAGAAGGTGTAGGAGTTATTCCATTGTAATAACGAAGTGGGCCATCAGGAACTGATGTAGATACAAAGATTGGATAGCCACCGGAGAATCCACCGGTGCAGTAAAGGGCAGCAATATCACCTTTACCTTGAAAGAATGTTTGTGAGTTATCCCAACCAACATTTGCAGTTCGTTGAGTGCCATCTTCTTTAGCACAAGTAATTGTTGCTGGCCCTGTTTGCTCTGCATGAGATTCAGGTATAAACCATAGTGATGTTCCGAAAGTTAAAAAGAGTACTGCTAGTAGGTTTCTAACTCTTTTCTTATCCATATTTGTGAACCTGTTCCTATTAAAGTTAAGTGGTCTTTCATTAGAATAATGAATAGATCAATAGCAGCTTGTGGCCGCATATTGATTGGGGCATCTAGCTCCCATAAATAATCATCGAATGCCATAATCCCACCGGGTTTAAGTGCTTTCCACGCTAGGCTGGCATCTATAAATACTGCTTGTGCTGTGTGATCTCCATCGATGTATATGAAATCGTAGATCTCTTTATCATCGCTGTTGGCAAGGAACTTATGGCTTTCCATCTTGCATTTAATTACATTAGAAAATTCTTTTAACTTCTCATCGTAGACTCTCTCAACATCTGAGAAGTCCATCTCATGGTGGATCTCTTCATCAGATCCCTGCCAAGTATCAACATCCGTAAGGATGGAACTCTTGTCAGTAAGTATGTTCTGCATCAGCCATAAGCTGGCATCACCGGTATAGACACCTATCTGTAAAAAGTGAAGGTTTGGTTTACCCTTGAACTCTTCTAGGTATTCGGCAAAGTAACCCTTGGCCGCAATGTTAAACCAGTTAGGGTAGTTACTTTCGCTTGGCTGTGATGATGTCATAGATCAAGTCTACCTTTATTTGTAGGGCATTGACCTGATCCTTGAGGCTTGAGCCACCATTGGTTTTAAGTTCTTGTAAATAGTGGATAACCATCCATCGAATACCAGCAGCAAAGCCGCCAATGATTGCAAGGATAGATACTGTAAATGCTGCCCAGTCCATAGCCGACATCAGACTACCGTTCTCATAGTAATGGTAATGATTCCACCGAAGTTCTCATTGTTTCCAGATGGTGGGGTCATTCTTGTAAAGGCAATCTCTTCGATAACAGCATCGAAGTTTTCACCGGATGTAAAGTCTTGAACAAGAACTGTTGCACCTTCTGATTCAACAGTCTCTAAAGCTGACAGGCGATACTTAGCTCCACCCAAAGTTCCGTAACGAGTGTTACGGCGGTCTGATTCAAAGTCATAACACATCAATGGGAGCTGGATAAGGCGTGATCTAGTAGGGCTAGGGATAGCCTTGATGGCATAACCCTTCATGATTGCACCAGTAGTTGCACTATCTGCATTGCGATACAAGGTAAAAGCTAACTGCCCATTGACTTGAGTTGATGCATAGGCAGCAGATAGATCGAAGTCTGTATTGTATGAGTTGCCAGTAGTCAAGGTTGTAATCTGAGTACGGCCTTCATTAGCATCTGCATAGATTTCAATGTTTCCATTAAGGGTTCCGGTTTCAACACGGACACGCTTCCATGCTTTCTTTTCCAAGGTTCCCCAGTTAACGATTGCTGTCTGAAGAGTTCCTTCTGATACAAGGTTAGTTGCGTGTTGCAACCATGTTCCACTTGCATACACAGAGAAAAATAGTTGTGCTGATGTAGGGAAGAATCCCAAAGCATCTACTGATCCGGTAGTTCCAGTAGCAACAATGTCTGTTGCGTATGGATAAGTTCCATCATCAAGTAGTTGTCCAAGGTAGATTCGGTAAATACCAGAGGCACCACCAATACCAGCCTTGACACCTGCATAGATGTAAGAGTCTCTAGCTGCAAAGCCAAGGATTGGGTTAGTTGTATTAAAAATCAATGGGCCATAGACAATAGTTGCATCATCTGCAATAGCTGCAATACGAACACCACGAGATGTTCCGATAGCAAGATAGGTTCCGAGGTATCCAAAGAGTGATCGAACTGTCTCACCTCGAGGGATGTCTGCTACTGATACGGCAGCACCCAAGGCACCAGTTGAGTCAGGGGCAATCTTAAAGATTGCAGACTTATCTCCAGCATAGCCAGCCACATAGATTGCACCACGACCTTCAGCTATGTCAGACCAAATCCAACCTACTGGAACAGTAGTTGTGTTGGCTACTGATGTAATAGCAGAAAGGTTTGTATGTGATCCAGCATGGCCACCGGCAAAAGGAAGTTCATATACTGCCGCTACTGGTGTAGTGCCAGTTACATAACTAACACCAGCCATGATGCGGTTCTTTACATACTGTAAGACAACGCTTGTAGCGTTGGCAGTATTGATGTGATAGTGAGTATGAAGTGTTGGACTTGCGGCAGTTAGATCGTAATCATAGATGTATGTAGCGGTGGCAAGATAGAGTGTAGTTCCATCTGTCTCTGCCGCTAAGATCTCAGTAGATAAAGCAGATCCAAGGATGAGTGAGGTGGCTGTTCCATCTGCTGCCACTCTAGCAACACGAACTGCTGTTGAACCTGCTGCTGCACAATCAATGTGCAATACATAATCTGTTCCACTAATAGTGGCAGGTAATGATATTACTCTTCCAGATGAGTTGGTTGCTGCTGGGAAAATCTTGCTTGTATCTTTAAGTAAAGAGATCTGCCCCGGAGTCCATGGGTCAATGCCTTGCCCTGTGAAGTAACGGAAGCGTAATTGTTCTGCGTTACCTTCTAGTGCTTCTTGATACTGGACACCTTCACCAAGGTGGAATGATGTTTGAGATCGAACCCAAAGACCTGAGTCGAGAGTCTGCTCACCCGGTTCACGAGCTTGGTCAACACGCTCATACTTCCATCGAGCAGTAGATCTACGGTATGGGGTTGTGTCATTCACATTCAAAAGGAATGGCAGACCACCAATAGCCACATCAAAGGCATAAGTGTTTGGATCGTAGTATTGAGAGCTTCGACCTGTGAGGTCGACAATGACTGTCTCCGTAATATCCGGGGATTTAGACTGCTTTAATACCACGCTGTCTCCTTATGGGGAATTATGAAAGTTCTTACTTATGACATTGGGCGAGGACACTTTCTAAACTGCCCCTGTTTCAAACTATTCTGTTACTTCAACCCAAGAGGTTGTGTCTTCATCCCATTTATATCTTTTGCCATCTGTTGGGTATGGAGTAGGTGCTTCCCATAGATAAGATTCTGTATTAAGAATCCATGATGGGTATGGCTGTGGGGCTGCAAAGCCTATGCCATCCCATGTATATCCAATGCCTGCATAGTTCTTATTCAATGGGGTTCCACCTAAAGTGTGAACTCCACCGATTGTGTTATATGAAGTCTTGATCCAAGTGCCTGTGTAGCGATCAGGGTTTGCTTGGAGAAAATCATCCTCAACCACATTAACCTGAGTTACTACACCATCTTCTACCTTAGCCCAATGTGCCATTATTTATTGTCCTTATCTTCTCCGTAAAGCGTTACCGTATTTACTAACTTGACATCACGCTTAGTGACAATGCCACCTTTTTCATCTAACTGAGACTTAGCGGTTGCCTCATCGTCTGCAATGATGTGAACCAACATATTAACTTCGTATGAGAAGCATTGTGTTGGCTTGGTTTCTTTAATCTTAGTTACTGTCATTTTATCTCCTTGGTTAGACTGCATAACGGATTATGATTATACCTGAACCGCCTGCTGAACCATTACCCTGACCCGGGCCGCCTCCACCACCACCGCCGCCAGTATTTGCAGTTCCTGCGGTTTGTGATTGTGAGTCATTTCTTCCTTTACCACCACCACCTGCACCAGCAGCACCACCAATAGAGTTGGCTTCGGCTCCACCACCACCACCACCTGCGTAATAAGTTGATACACCTGTTCCTGTTGGAGTAGCCCAAGTAGAAATTGCTACACCTGCTCCACCGTTTCCGCCAGCACAAGAACCTGTTCCACCTTTCCAAGAAGTTCCGCCTGTTCCAACGGCTCCTGCTCCACCGCCTGCTCCACCACCCCAGTATGTTCCAGTTGCACTACCGCCAACGGTTGAAGAACCACCTGCATAACCTTGATTAGTTGTTGGACTTCCACCTGCAAAAGAACTACCAACAACACCAACGGCTATAGCACCGCCACCAGAACCACCAGTTCCACCGTCAGCACCAGTTCCACCGCCATAGGTTGAACCACGACCACCACCAGTAGAACTAATAGTTGTTAATCCTGAACCAGCAATAGATGAAGTTCCACCTTGTGTTGCATCTTGTGTTGCAGAGGTTGGATTTGCACCAGTTCCACCGTTGCCGATTGTAATTGTGTAAGCAGTTCCTGATGTCAAAGATACTGTTGACTCTACAGTTCCACCTCCACCAGTAGGCGAAATTGTTGAACGAAGTCCTCCTGCACCTCCGCCACCTGCTGCTGCTCCACCACCACCTGCAACTACCAAGTAATCAGCAGTTAAAGTAGATGTAGGAGTAAATGTTCCATCTGATGTAAATGTGTGATAAAAATATCCACTTGAGAATTTAATTGTTCCACCTGTTGCTTTAGGAAGAGCAGTAACAAAAGATCCATCAGAAGTAAATGTATGGATTGTATTTCCACCTGATGTGGTTATTGTTCCACCAAATGCTTTTGTTGTAGTGCCTGAGTAACTGGCTATAACAATACCTGATCCGCCAGCGCCACCATTAGAATTCATATCAATACCACCACCAGCACCACCGCCTGTGCCTGTATTTGTTGCTCCAGCAGCACCTACTGTATTTGCACCAATTTCTGCAGTTCCTTTACCACCGGCAGAATAAGTTACAGATGAACCTGAAATAGAGTTTGCTCCACCAGCACCACCGTTTCCTGCTACTGGAGTTGAACCTGTGCCGCCGCCGTCTTGACCAGCGCCACCTTGCCCACCACCACCGCCTGTAGCATTATATCCTGAGTTGGTACGATAACCGCGACCACCATCTTGTCCTTCATTTGGTGTATAACTTCCTTGGTTTCCAGCACCGCCAGCAATGTATTGTCCTGAACCTGCAGAATTTGCACCACCGCCGCCTGAACCACCATTAAATGTTGATGCAGGAGTATTTTCATTAAATCCTGAGCCAAGACCACCACCAGTTGCAGTAGCAGAAATTGCTCCACCTATAACTGATGAATCAATACCTTTTGTTCCTTTTGTTCTTGTTGAACCTGTGCCGCCTGCTCCGCCTGCTCCGACAGTAATTGTGTATGTAGTTGCTAAGGCAAAAGTTGAATTAAGATATCTATATCCTCCACCTCCACCTCCACCACCTGCTCCTCCACCACCGCCACCACCAGCAACTACAAGGTAGTCAACGGATAAACCAGCAGCTCCGAAAGTTATCATACCGCCCAAGCCTCTAGCCGAGCCTCCTGCTAATGTACTGATAAGTGGCATTTTTAGATCTCCTTATTAGGCAAACTTGGTTTGTGTTTCAAGAACTGTAAATGTTGCTGATGCTGTCTTAATAATTGTAAATGAATATGCATCAATAGATGATGCGTTACCAGCCGTAATTGCTGCTGGAACCTTTGGGGTTACAGTAGTTCCATCAATCTGGATTGTGCTTGGATAATAAGCAGTAGTTCCATTGGTATTAAGCCAGACTACAGTCATGGCATCGCCAACAGCCAAAGCTGTATTAAGAGATACGCTAGAGCTGTATCGAATGTTAAGTGTATGGTTTGCTGTTGCGTTAGATGTGTAGTACCAGATAGATGCAGTCTCAACATTTAAGTTGATTGTTCCAGTTGCAGCAGAAGCTACAACATTGACATCTTCTTCTAGTCCTCGAATAACTGTGTCAGTAAGTGTTCCACCTTTTTCACGAGCAAGTGGGTATCCACCTGCTAAGGATCCATCATGTACTACTACTGTGTCCTTATCAGTATCTACTGTCAATTCGCCCAGTAGTCCTGTAAAGGATGCGTGTTGTGCCGTAGTTCCTCTACGGCGTTGGAATGCGAATGGCATTAGATCGTTCCCCAATCTGCTAAGGAAGCCCAAGAAGCGGCTGTTCCGTTTGTTGTTAAGAAATATCCTGAATTCCCTGTTTGAGAAGGAATATAGGAAGCTGCTGTGGTTGCACTATTAGCCGCCGAGGTGGCTGAAGTGGCCGCAGAAGATGCTGATGTAGATGCAGATGTTGCTGATGTTGCAGCAGCACTCTGAGATGTAAGTGCCGATGAGGCACTTGTTGATGCACTTGATGCAGAAGTGGCAGCAGCAGTAGCCGATGTGGCTGCTGATGTTGCCGAAGTTGCTGCACTTGTGGCAGAAGTTGAAGCTGAAGATGCACTTGTAGTTGCAGATGTCTGCGATGTAAGTGCAGAACTTGCAGAAGTCAAAGCACTAGAAGCACTCGTTGCTGCTGCCGTTGCACTTGTAGCAGCAGAAGATGCAGATGTTGCAGCAGAAGTTGCACTTGTAGTTGCCGATGTAGCGGAGGTCAAAGCACTTGATGCTGATGTGCTTGCACTAGATGCTGAGGTAGCAGCCGATGTAGCAGAAGTCGATGCCGATGAAGCTGATGTAGATGCAGCAGAGGCAGAACTTGCTGCTGATGCAGCAACAGTAGCAATATTGATATATGTGGTAGATGTTGTATCTGCTGTTGTTATATCACCCATATCACGAACAAGACCAGCACCAGTAACATCAATCAAAGATGAATAGGTTGATGCCGCTGAACTTGCATAAGTGCTTGCAGATGAAGCCGAAGTTGCGGCTGCTGTTGCAGAGTTAGCTGCTGAAGTAGCAGAAGTAGCAGCAGAGGTTGCTGAGGTCGAAGCACTTGTTGCTGAGGTTGCAGCAGCAGTTGCACTAGCAGCGGCTGATGTAGTCGATCCAAATAGAGTATCTACATAAGTTTTATTGACAGCATCTGTAGATGCAGTAGGTGTTCCAAGGGATGTAATTTTATTAGTACCCATTGATAAGGCACCGGTCATAGAATCGCCAGCCTTGGCAACTTTAGTTCCAATGGATGTAGCTACGGTAGTTGAGAATGATGCATCATTACCAAGAGCTGTTGCCAACTCATTAAGAGTATCAAGTGCTGCTGGAGCAGAAGCAACCACATTGGCTACTGCTGTATCTACATAAGATTTAGTTGCTGCATCTGTATTAGCAGATGGAGTTCCAAGACCTGTAATTTTGTAGGTTCCAGCAGCAAGATCAGAACCCAAGGTTCCGCTTGTGATTGTCTTAGATGTAAGGGTTGATGCAACTCCATCAAGAGTTACTGTGCCTGTGGCATTGGGAAGAGTGATTGTTCGATCTGCTGTTGGCTCTACAACTGTAAGCTTTGTTTCAAAAGCATCAGCAGTTGCACCTTCAAAGTAAATTCCATCACCGTCAATAGTTGGTGATGTAAGAATTTTATTGGTAAGTGTCTGTGAGTCTGTTGTGCCAACAACATTGCCAGTTACTCCGTGGACACCTGCTGTTGTAGGTGTAGCAACAGATCCAATGTGAGCAGAGAACTCGTTAAAGTCTTGACCAGAAACAACATGGCGAACCGTTGCACCAGCAGAGTGAGCCACATTTGTTGTGGAATCGGAACCACGAGTTACAGTAAGTGTTGTTCCACCACCGGATGCAGTAACGGTAATAAGTTCTTCTTTGTTGGTATCTGGATCGATAACCAAGGTGTAAGGATAGTTGCTTGGGAAACCTGTTACTAGGTCAAGCGTGATGGATAAAACAGTACTATCGATACCTGTTGATAGCGATGCCTGTTTTGCTGTTGAGGCGTAGTATCTTTTCTGGGCCATTGGTTACCTCGTATAGTGGAGTCGGGGTGGATAAAGATCTCGAAGGCCAGCAGCTTCTTGCTGTAGTCGTTGCTGGTATAAACCAAGATAGAATCGTGCAACGGATGCACCGCTACCGATTGGCTTGGATTGATCCATCATGTCTGCTTCTACTGTCTGGTTAGGAATTCGTGCAGCATCTGAACCAACGATAAGTCTAGCAATGGCTCCATAAGTAATCACATCAATAGTAGATGCTGGAAGACCAGTTACTGTTTCATAGATGTCAGTCTCAGCAGAAAGAACTGATGGAGCCTTGGCATAGATAACCTGAACAGTTCTGCCCGGATCAATCATGTCAAAGATATTGATGGTCTTGCCATTGGCAAATACTGTGGTGTTGGCAGTCTTGTCTGTGTCATACCTACGGACATTGAGCCATTCCTTGGTTGAGCCAATAGTCTGCCACTTAACATTGAGAACATAGTCGGCAGTAGCCGGAAGTGAGTAAGCAGTAACGGCTGAGTTAAAACTAAAAGTGTGTGTGCCTACTCCAAAGAGTTCTGGATAGACAGCCTGAATTGTGTCGTTAATAGCCTGTTTAACCATGAAGCGTGGGTATTGAGGGGCTATGACCACCTTGGTCTCGTTGGCTGCTGTAGAGGCTGTAGTGCCTCTGAAACCCCTACCCCAAGGGGCAAGGTAGACCTGCTTTGTTAGGTTATCTGTACGATCTACATACATCAGTTCAGAGCCAACCTCGATGATGCCACGACCCATCTGGGCAGTCTCGTTGACTATGAAGTCTGTGGCTGTGGTTGATGCTATTCCGCCTGATTGGTTAATCCAAGTAGCGGTTTCCTGTTGGGCCCCATAACTCTGGATCTGCCCGAGGACTCGTTCTATAAGTCCACTAAATGTTGTTGTCATGAAGTCCTTGCTCTCAAGGCTGCCGCCGCAGCCTTATCAGTAGTTCCACCAAGTTGATTACAGACCCCACGAAGGTCTTTGTAGTTAGGCCTAGTGTTACCAGCCTTGACATTTAAGGCACCAACAACGCTAAGTCCTGTAGTTCCAGCCCAAGTGTTTGCAGCTAAAGCTGCACCAACATATGACTGAATAGCAGGATAGGTGCCACCATTAGCAAGACGATTGAGTTCTGCGTGGAGTGTGCTTCCATTGGTACCGAGTGCCATTACTTAGCCTTTCTCTTTGCTGCTGCGTTATCTACTAAATTTGGATATGGTCTTCCAGCCTTCTTAGCAGCAGCCTTAGCCTTTGCTTTCTGTGATGGAGTCAATGGAGTAGATTTCTTATTAGGATTTTTCTTATCCCAGAATGCTGTTTTCTTTTTCACCATTTCACCTTATCTGCCCAATAGGCTGCTGACATTTTGCCCTTGGCAATGTTCTTAGCATGACGAGCTTTGAATGATTTCTGTCGTGCTGTTGGAGTTTTATCTCCAGATACACCCTGTTGCCCAAAGCGAATTGTCTTCACCTTGTCTCCAACTTTTGCAACCACAACATGAGATTTCGTTGGGTGTGATGGAGTTTTCTTTGGCTTATTAAAACCTGATACACCCGCCGCCTTTAGGCGAGAGTCTGGTTTACTTTTTCTTTCCGCCACTCTTCTTGCCCTTCTTGGACATTCCTGCCTCTGACATCGCAATAGCAACTGCTTGCTTGCGAGATTTAACTACAGGGCCCTTTTTAGATCCTGAGTGAAGAGTTCCTGATTTGAACTCCTTCATAACCTTCTTGATCTTTGCTGGCTTCATTACTTCTTCTTGCCCATTTTCTTTGGCATTGACTTCATCTTTGCCTTAGAGCCATATTCCTTCTTACGCATTGCTGGGCCTTCTGACTTCTCGTGCTTCTTCATTGCTGCTGCTGACTTGTACTTCTCGCCTTTAACTGACATTTGCTTCTCCCTTTGAGTGATGACTTTGACTTTCCCACCGCTGTTTATGTCAAACGAGATGGAAATCTCTATTGCCTTACGAGCTTCATTAGCTGCTGTTCTTGTATTCGTTGGGGATAGTGTGGCTCTGGCCAATGCACCAAGTGCATATGAACTGCCGGATCCAACTCCGTATATCCCACGATCATCTCTTACCCAAGTAAAGTCATTATCAATTTGATAAAGCTTTCCTCGAAGGCAGATCAATGCATCGAAACCTGCACCATCTTTAGGATCATTATCAGCAGTCTTTGGCGATGGATCGTATCCATAGTCTGCGTATGCTTGCTTAAGTGATGGCAGTAAATCTGTCATCATAAATTTATCTAGGTTCACACCTCGTGGAATCTTAGGAGCATTCCAACTGTGTAGGGCTATATCCCCGGCGATTGCATCGCCAGCAAAGGCAATTACATACTCGCCTTTTTCTACTACCTTGTCCATGCCAGAGGCTATGAACTTTTGATCTCCACCCACTATCAAAGAATCTGCGGCAATCAATCCCCAACCTTTACCTTGGATTCCAATAATGGTTGTCATGCTTAGTCCTTAAACGAGTTGGTGGTTGAGTCGAATGCCTTACCGGCTAAGTTACTTATTTCGACTGCCCCACGAATATCCTTCATGTTTGTTGTCGCTGGTTCAATACCTTGGCTGATTGCAGACTGGTATGCGTTTAACTCTGCATCCCACTTCTTCTGAGGCATCATCTTGGAACTGTTAGCATCACCGGTATTTACCTGTAGGCCTGATTGCTTCAAGCACTCACCCCAGTTTTCATGATCCTGAGTAGGGCAACCTGTTCTGCATCCCATTAAACTATCTCCACTAAAAATCCGTTATGGGCTATGTTGGAATCAGAGTCGGCTTGAGCCTGAGTTCTGATTGGAAAGCCTTGTGCTACAAGAATAACCTTTGTAGCCTCGTTCACTATGTGACCTCGCCCACCAAGGAATACATAATCGTAATCCCTTAGTTCATCTTCTGTGACTGCTCGAGCCAAAGACATAACACCATCATTGATAAGCACGGCTACCCCTCGCTGGGATACAACTCTACGCCACCACTTGTCAGCCAATGGATAACCTTCCATTACCTGCGGTGGGTAAAAAGTATATGTTGCCATGATTCTCCTTGTTAATAGAGAGGGAGGCAGGTTGCCCTGCCCCCCTCAACTAATGACCTACTAGAGGCTAGATCCGCCTGTTTCCAAACGGCAAACTGCTGCATCACGGAAGATGCCCCAGCCACCGAAGTACTTCCAGCCAAGTGCTGACTTACGGCGAAGGATGTCGATCTGAGGTGCTACGACTGTTTGCACATCGTAAACATTAGCCTCAAGAAGAGCTTCCTTACCGACTGCAACTGCTGAGTAAACAGTAGCTGAAGATGCACCTGAAGTGGTTGATGGAACACGAGATGTCTGAACAACTTGGAAGCCCTCAAGAACACCAATGGTGCCTGTAAGAAGGTTGCCAACATTTTCAGTTGTGTATTTGTGGATGTCCACAAATCCGCCTGAACCAGTCTCTGCCCGAAGGTCATAAGCTTGGCGTGGGTGGATGAACAATGTGTAAAGGTCACCAACACGAGGTTGAGCGTTAGCCTCAAGAAGTGCTGTCTGTGCCTTACGAAGCATTGTTGTTGAAAGAACATCTGTAGCTGTAAGAGTAGCTGTTGATGTACGGCTTCCACCGTACTTAACTACTGATCCAGATGTTAGTGCTGTTGCAACAAGCTGATCCAAAGTATCAGCAGCGTTGTAAGCGATTGCATCACCGATCATGGTGTCGATAGAAGAGAATGTGGCCATGTTGACCTTCTCTGTCTGCTCAACAGCATTACCGTATTCAGTAACAGTAACTGTTACCTGTGATGGGTTTGCCAATGCAACTGGTGTTACATCAGATGTTTCTGTTAATGCTGTGGTTGCTGCTGACAAGTTAGCATAAACTGCAAACTTGAGAGTAGTTCCCGGGTTGGTGAGGGCTACTGGTCGTACATCTGCGACTGAACGCATGACAGGAAGTGAGCGGAGTGCAGCTCTTACATATGTGTCATATGCATTGACTACGAGGTTGCCTACACCAGAGATTTGAGTGGTTGCCATTTACGGCACCGCCTTTCTGGGTTAGTACCCAGCTTTACCAAGATCTGAAAATAACTGCTTCAATGCTTCAGGCCCCTTTGCAGCGGCCTCATCCATCTGGGCTTGAATCATCTGTTCGCGATCAGCACTAATGCCGCCATCTACAGTTGCTTGAGCCTTTTTGTAGCTATCTACAAAACCTTCTGGTATTGCTGGATTTGATTGGTTTGGTTGTGACACACCGAATACATCTCCGTATTCAGTAAGCCATGACGACAACGATTCCTCCGTGAGGTCGATGTCCTGTGGAATGAAAGCCGAAATCTTCGGATTCACTCCTCGAGCTGTAAGGACTTCTGAGATAGTTCTCTCTCGTTTTTCTTTACGCAAATTGGAAAGCTCTTCCTGAATTTCTTTCAGTTGCTTTTCTTTTGCCTTATTGGCCTTGCGTAGTTGTCCGAGAACATCGTTCGAATCAAGTTCGAAGTCATCCTCTTCCAGTTCGTAATTGGACATTTGTCCTACTCCCTTTTCATGTTAGTCGCTGGCCGCAATGCAATCGGGGAAATGCATTGGCTCCAACTTCCGGGTTTATACTCATCTCAAGTTCCGGCATTTCTAGAGATGGAGTGGGTGTCCGGGTCTCGAACCCGGATGATTGCCAATCACCCTGTTACTTAAACTGTTTTAGTTCTTAGTGCCTTAGATCCAAGACCACTTGTGCCACCGAATGCTGCTTGACCTGTTGCCTTAATTCGTGCTGCTTGTGCCTGTGCTTGGACATCTCCACCGAACTCGGCAGCGATTGCTTCCTTGGCTCCGAAGTTCTCACCATAGATAGCAGCAAGGTTTCCAGTTGTCTGGAGTTCACGCTGAACCTGTGAATACTTCTGGCGTTGCTGTCCGTATCCAAGTGATCCTGCACCATAAGTCTGAGCCATATTGGCTTGTTCTGCTGTTAGACCTTCGATAAGAGCTGCTGCTGTATTCATATTCTTTCCAGCAATCTGTTCAAGGATTCCCTGACCCTTTGTTGGGTCAATCATGTATGCAGTAAGGGCTTCGTCACCAATACCGTATAGATCCTTAAGTTGCTTACGAACATTGGAATCTGTGCCTGTTGTTACAAAATCACGATATGCCTGAATGATGTTTGCAACATCGACATTGGTGAGGTTGTTCTTTAGGAAAGATTGGAAGTCTGTTGTCTGATCGTAGAAACCTGTTGGCATATTGTATGAAGTTAATACCTTCTGGTATTCATCTTCCATTCCAACGATTGTTTTCTCATCTAGTGCCTTATAGCCCTGCTTCAAACGAGCCTCGTTAACACTACCAAAGCGTTCGTAGTAAGATTTGGTGTTAATCAACTGAAGATAGAAACCTTCTGAAGTTGTAGGAATCTCATCAAATGCCTTACCAAAACGATCTGTGCCTTTGCCAGCAAAGATTGCGGCAATATCGTCACCAACATCCTTGATGCCCATTGAAGTAAACTTCTCACGGATAACATCAAATGCTGACTTACGCTGGGCTGCAACCTGCTCTGCCTTGGCAGTCTCAAGTTGCTTCTGTTGTGCAGCAAGCATCTTCTGGAATTCTGCATTTTGATTAGCAACAGCAGCTTGAATAAGTTTATTTACATCATCTGCTGAAAGACCTGCTGCCGCTTCTGGGGCGGGAATCTGATCTGTAGTTCCATCATCGTATTCAGTAATTTGAATACGGTTGGCACCTGATCCTGAGTAGTAAGTACGAGTTGCTTTTTTGCCAGTTGGAGTTCCTGTGGTCTCTGTAGTTCCATCACTATATGTAATAGTAATTGTGCCATCTTTATTAGTTACTCGAGAAACTTCTGTTTTACCGGCAGGTGGATTATCTGTTGGTGCAGTTACTGGTGTAACTGAAGGAGTGAAACCAGATGCTTTATTGATTCCAGCAAGAGTGGTGGTATCAACACCTGAACCAGCAGAAAAAGGATTTGCTCCACCAGTTACACCTCCAGCATAAATATTGGTTGATGTTTTAGTTGGAGTAGTTGCTGGCAAATTGATAATTTGTTTAGGCTTGATTGCATTAAGGTCTGTAATCTGTGGATTAGCAGCAGCAATAGCTGCAACGCTAGTCTTATTTGCCTTAGCAATCGCTGATAATGTATCGCCGGCTTTTACTTTTACTGTATCTGCCATTATGGAATCACTCCGAATCTTGAACCGACATCAACTAAGATGCTGTCGGCTTTAGCTCTTGCGTTGGCTGTGTATTGCCAACGGCTGTCTTTGTATAGGTCTTGCTCGAACTGCCACAATGGAGTGACTGTTGACGATGTCTTGTCTCCAACAGTTGTTGTTGAACCAATCATTGCTTTACGAACAGTTGCATCCTCTAGATCTAATGAACCTTCTGGTACTTCAAGGATACGAGAGATTGCACCGATATAAGGGCTTGCAATAGATAGTGGTGATTCTCCATTAAGGATACGATCACGGAATGCTGGGAACAACTTAACCGCTTCTTGGCGAAGGTTCTCATCAATTTGTTCATTGGATGTATCTCCAAGGAAAACATTCTTTGCAAGGTTATCTGCTGCTGCCGCAGTAAGGGATAACCCAAACTGACGATACTTAGTAGTAACCATAATCTTGTTGGCATTGATCTGTTGCTGAACTTTAGGCTGAGATAGATACTGGTCAGTCCGGCGAAGCTTCTTCTCGAAGTCGCTAATATTAGATGAACTGATAAGAAGTGTCTGGAAATTCTTGTCATCTACCTTAAAAGCAGATGATGCTATCTCAAGGTTCTTACGATAGATCTCGATGTAGTCAGCAGCAGCTAAAGCAAAAGTATTTCCTGCACGGATAGAGTTAGCAATATCTGGCTTGACTGTATCCAACTGGAACTGAGCAATGGTCTTTAGACCAATGTCATACTTAATTTCATCCATGCTCTTGACTTTGGCAAGGTATTGATCTCGGTAAGTATCTTTAGTTGCCTGATCTAACTTAAGACCATTGGCAAGTTCTGCTGCACCAATAAGTGCAAAGGTTCTTTGATTGACATCTTTAGCCCAAGCAGTTCCTGAAAGGTATCCTTCAACATTGGCGGCAGATTCATTTGCTCGTGCCATAGTAAGAAGCTTGTTATAGATGTCTGGGTAACTAGCCTTGAAGTAATCAATAAGATACTTGCTACCGTACTCGCCAAGCTTGGCTTGCTGATCTGCTGTTAATCCTGTTGTGTTATCAATAACGGATCCAGCCTTGGTAGTTCCTACAGGAACAGTTCCATTCTTTGCTTTGCCTTTAGAATCTACTGGAACCTCAGTTCCATCTTTTGTAATAATAATTGCTTTTTGAACCCATTTATTACTGCCGGTATTGCCTCCGGTATTTCCACCAGTTGCACCTGCTACCTGTGCAGCAGTCTCAGGCTTAATACCTGCTTTTGCTTGATCTGCTGTTGAAGTAACTACTGCTGATGTTGTTGATTTTACAACAGTAGTTGTAGCAGTTGTTGCGGTTGTTGATGCTGTAGTTGCTGTAGTCTCTGGTTTAGTTCCAACTGTTACCTTTCCAGTCTTCGTATCCAACTTAGCAGTATTCTTTGTAAGGCCAGTCACTTCTTGAAGAAGAGTATTCTGTTGTTCTACTGCTTGGTTGTAAAGTTTTTCTAAACGCTTAAGTTCTCTTTCATCACCCGGTGAAGAAGTATTAGATGCCATGTTTCTGACAATACGATTGATACCAAATAGTGAATCGGCGATAGATTGCTCGAGTGATTGTATACGATCATTCTTCTGTCCAACTACAAACTTAACCGCTTGATCGTATTGGCTTGCTGCCTTTCGGGCAGCATTGGCTTTAGCAGCAGCTTCTGACTCTGCCTTAGCCTTAGCGGCTCTTGCCTTCTCGGCTTCGAGAAGTGCATTGATGTCAATAGTGCCTTTAGGCTTTACTGTCTCTGCCATTATCGGACACCTGCAATCTTCGCTATAACATCACCGTATGAATTAAGAGTCTTGTTGACTGCTTCTGTTTCTAACTCTGGGTTGGCCATAATTGCATTTTCAACTACTTGACCCTTACCAACCATCGATAGGCCTCCAGTTGTTGTAGTTGAGTATTGACCCGGTGCTGTCTGTGTCTGTGTAGTGATTGAAGGATTAGCCTTCTCAGCAGATGTAAGAGTTTGAAGCAGTTGATTGTATTCAGCATCACGAGGATCACGACCAAGTTTTGCACGAAGTGCATTCTGAACGATTGCTTGTGCTTCTTCTTTGGTTGAGATGCTTGAGACTCTCTGAGTTGTTGTTCTTGGTTCTCCACCACCAGATCCAATGGCTGCTAACTTCTCTTGCCATGTTCGACCACCATCAGCATTGGCTTCACCAAGAAGTTTCTTAAACGCTTCTGTGTCAGCCTTGCCCCAATATGCAGTCTGAAAATCAGACTTCGCAAGTTGTCCACCTTGAATCATAAGAGCTTTAATTTGATTCTGATCTGATAAAGCCTTTAGGTTTTCTCCAAGAATCTGCCAAACCTGTGCATCAGAGACTTGATATAGGGCAGAATAAATCTTGCCAGTTACATCTGTTTTCTTACCAGTCTTAGGATCTGTAAAGACAACACCCGGGCGGAATACGCCAGTTCCTTGTGCAGGATATGAATTGGCACCACCTACTGAAGGTGCAGCATAAGGATTAGTTCCTGTTGGAACTTCCTTGGAATCATCGATTCCATTCTTGTTTAGATCAACCATTAGTTATTTCCTGTCTCTGTTGCAAATACACGCCAGTACATTACAGAGAAATCTGGGTGTTCGGAGATTATCTGGTAAGCAGTTTGGTCTAACCATTGTGCTACATTTTCAACAGCTTTACCTGTAAGTGTCTTGTATCCTGCTTCTGCAACAGAATTCAACGCTGACTCACGAGCCTGTAAGAACTTAGCCAAGCCCTTACCTGATTCGGTTTCAGCAAACTTAGGGTTGCTAAGAGCCTGAGTTACTTCCTTGACAAGTGTCTCACGAGGAACACCTGCTGCACGGAAGTCTGGCTGTCCACCAAAGTCATCATCCATTGCTGCCTTACGAGTCATGTAGACCTGATGGGCTTGCTTTGGATCTGCACCCTGCTGGATAGCAATAGCCTCATCGCTTTGTAACTTAGCCTTACGAGCTGTGTATACATAACGAGCCGCTTCCATCTGCATTTCGGCAGGTGATAGTTTGAATCGCTGGCCACGCTGTGCTTGCCATTTAGCAAATTCTTGTGAGTATTGTCCACCGGGAAAGAAGAGGGCAAACGCATTTGGCAAGGCATTGGCATCCTTGCGGTTGTTTTGATAGAAGCTCCATGCATCTCCGGTAGGCGTAATACCACCACGAGATCCAGATACCAGAGCAAAGAGTGCTGACTCGCCATACTTGTCAGCCCACTTGGCTACAGCAATTTCATAACTGTCTGGGTTGTTTGCACGGATCTGCAAGAAGTCATTGAACATAAGAGCCTGAACATGGAGTTCACCTTCTTTGTCCTTAGCAAGAATCTGAGGTGCAATAGATCCGGGAGCCACATTCTGTGTGATACCACGCCATAAAGCGAGGACTCGATTGACCTTACCTGCATCTTCTAGAAGCTTTGCTTGTGCTTCTCCACCAAGTGGAAAGTCTCCATAGTTACCAGTTGATGCAAGGTATGTCATCAATGGTCGAAGAGTAGACATACTCTTTTCCTCGAATGAGTTAACACCTAGACCATAAAGAACTCGTTGGGCCCAAGCAGGGGTAAATGACTCGACAATTCCAGTCTTACCTTCAGGGGCTCCGAATGGATAGATCACATTACGAAGTTGATCTGCTGCCCAACCTTCTTGGCTCTGAATGATTCGGCCCAATGAGAGTTGAATAGCAGGGCCTACACCCGGTAGCAATTCATTGCTGAACGCAAGGTTCAAAGATGGAATCGATAGCGATGTTGGCATTGCTGGAACTGCTTCACCGGTTGCTGTTGAAAGCATCCAGCCAAGTGCATTACCTGCTAGAGGGATAACCATACGAGGATCACCATAGGTTGGATCCTTGTAGATAAATCCTTGGCTTGGGTCATTCCAGTTCTGGCCAGTCCATTCGTAAATGACACCAGTCTCTGGATGAGTCAAGAATTCAAAAGCGTTAGCAGCCTTGTAAGTACGAGCCTTGCCTTGTAGGCGGAAGGTGTTGGCAACATCTGTTCCAATCAACTTGCTCCATGTGGCAATAGTGTTACCCCACGCTGCTGCGAAAGGAGCCACTAAACGAGCTGCAACTGCATATTGCTTCTGTCGCATTGCATCGTAGTAAAGCTTCTGTATTTTATTAGCAGCAAAATTATTTGCGATTGTATGCATATCGTCAGCAGCAAGTCCTCGATCATCGAGTGTCTTGATTGCTTCACGCATACGAACCAATGATGGGTTTTCAAACCCTGCCTTAAGTCCAAAGACTTTAACGCCACGAAGTTCCTTCTCAGCGATAGCAAGGATCTTGACTGCCTCATCCTTGGTAAGAAGGTTCATGTTCTCTGCAACACCGTTCCAGTATTGCTGCTTAAACTCTGGGCCAAGTGCTGCTCGTTTTTCAATCGATGCAGAGACTTGGAAGAACTTAGATGCTGCACGATCCCATTGACCCTTGAAGGATGCAACGGCACGGACATCATCTGTTGGAAGCTTGAGTTGACCAATAGCCTTTGAGATGTCTGTTGAATCAACATATCCCTTAAGGATATTGGCAAGCCATACATCCTTTGACTGAGTTCCCTTTGGATTAAATCCGGGAGTTCTCTTGCCATCTACAGCAACCATTGCCTTACCGGCAATAAAGTCACGCAGTTCTCGGCGGCCACCAGATAGGTTATCGACACCTTCTGTAACTACCTTGAAGTAATTTTCCATAGCTTGACGAGCAATGTTCTCGTTAGCATCAAGCATCAATGCACGATTGAGTTCATCAACCTTGGCAATCTGTGTACGAAGCAAGATTCCCTGCTCTGTCTCAAACATAAAGTCAACAATGAACTTCTCGTAATCACGAGATAGATCCATACCTTGTGCTTGCTTCTTGGCAATGAAAGATTCTGCTTCTTTGAACCAAGGAGTAATCTTTCCATTTGCACCCTTGATACCACCATCGAGTCCACCTGCAACTAGACGAGCCATTGCTGACTCACGGAACTGAAGGATTGCTCCGGCCCATGCCCGATTGAATCCTCGTTCTTCTGGTGTAATGAAACGCATACCGGTAGGCAGGATCTGTGAAAGACCACGAGAGCCTTGGCCCATACCAACACCGATAGATCGAGACATCATTACGGCAAATTTATCTGCATCTGCAAGTGCTGCTGACTTAAAGCCAACTGCATCTAGCTCTTCAACTGCTTTATTGAAGTTTGTGCCAAAGACTGTGTTATCGAAGCGAGACCAGCGACTAGCATACTTAGCAATAGCATTACCCTCTGGGTTAGCCATCATCATTGCAGCAAACTGCAATGGGTGATTAAATAAGGTTGTAGATCCACCAAGGAATGAACGAACCTGCATATCACCGACATTTCGTAGGATGTATGAAACACGACCTACGAGAACTGTCTGCTTGAAGAATGAATCGAATAGATCAGTAGTTACTGTTCTGAGTTGCTGTGCATTTTGTGACTGTGAGAAAAGGTTTCTTGTCTTTCCTGTAAGCTGACGGATTGAATCGATGTCAGGCCACTTGATAAAATTTGCAAGTTGAGAGTCAATAAGTGGATCCAGTTGTGTGAACTTCTGGGTTTTTCCAGCGACCTTAAATTCTCGTGTGCCGATGTCCTTGCCAGCAACTTGTGCCAAGAACTTTCGGTTAGCATCTGCTTCTTTCTTAAATACTCGGGCCGCATCGTTGAGCATACGGATCTGTTCTTCTGTTAGGTTAGGAGCCTTCTCCTTAACCAAAGACTTGAGTGTGTCAATGAATACATTGAATCGTTCAGTCGAGGTTGTAGCAGCCATCATTGCCTTAACGGATGTCTTCTGTAGTTCAGGAGATGCCTTAAGGAATGGCAAAGTGTCATTCATTTCCTTGACCAATGTATCTACATCGTCTAGGTGAATAAGATTCTTAGTAGGTGCAAACCGTGTAAACGGTGCAGTTACTTTATTAGTTCTTAAAAATGATAATGATTGATCTGTTGCATCAAGTAAGTATTTAGCAAAAAGTTCATGGTGTAACTTCAATGAATTAGGTGCATAAAAACTTGACTGGAACTGGATTGCACGAGACTGAGCTGCAAGTCCAACCTTGGTTCCACGAGATAGTTCTAGGCCAACTTCACCGGCAAGCAATCCCATAACTTCTTTTTCAGAAGTAGCAGCAGCCAAACGCTTGGCTAGATCAACTGTGATGTTGCCATTCATTGCTCGCCATAGATCATCGTATTGTTCTGGGCCATAGTGGACAGCAATAAACTTTGCAGCGTTCTGACCCATTGGGCCAAAGAATGCTTTAGCAGCTTGCTGGTAATCAAGGATCTGCTTACCACCTACGGTCATAAGACCGAACTCTGCTTCCATTGCTAGTTGCTTGCGACCTCTAGCCTCTTCAAGAAGCATACGAGCCTCGTCATCAGACTTAACTCGATCTTGAACATACTTAAGATTATTCTTCCAAGCTTCTTCAGCCTTGGCGAGTTCCTTTTGGACACCTTTTGTAACCTTGCCCATTTCGGAAAGATCTCTGTTTATGTTGGCAAGTTGTTCCATGACTGTAAGACGAGGTGCTGCTGCACCCTCGACTAACCCTGTAACCTGCTGGGTAATTGCACCCTTAGTTGTAAGTGCTTGAACACCAAGATCATTGATGTCAGGTGAGTTAATAGCATCAGCCTTAAAGCGACCAAAGTCAGAAATCTTTGCATCAAATGGATCTACTGTTCGTGGGAAATAAGCGTATCCGCCACCACCCATGCCACGAGTTGCACCAACATTTTCAAAGCCTTGGATACCGGCTCTTTCGTATGCTGCAAATAGTTGTTCTGTTAGTCCAGCTTTCTTTGCTGAATCAATAAGTTCTGCGTGTGTTGCACCGGGTGTATCGATTACATCAAGAACGGTCTGCAACTTAGACTCTTGGATACCAGCAGCAGTTCCAATATCAATAAGGTTAGAACCAATCTCGTTAGATACACGAGTTGCCTGTGGTGAATCTCCAGCCTTGATAAGACCTGTCCACTTGATAAGGCGTGGCTTCTGCTTTGCTGCTACACGAACTACAGCATCTATTCCATTACGGATACCTTGAGTGGCTGCACGATCACCCTTCTTAAGGGCTGCTTCATCAAGAGTGTGGATGAGTCCGGGAGCCAACTGTTCTTGCTCTTTAAGGACTTGTCCTGCACGGACTACCTCATCAAAACCTTTAGCATCAAGAACGCTTTGAACCTCTGCTGCACGACCAGCAGTATTGAGTTCAATACGGTGAGCCATAAGATCTTCAGCTCTACGAGCCTCACCTACAAGTTGACCTTTTGTATCAGTTGCAGTCTTAAGACCTGTGATTAAAGCATCACGCTGTTGACGGAGTTGACCGTATTCTGCATCTAATAAATCTGCTTCAGACTTTGCTTTGTAATAAGTCTGGTATGTATTATCTACCTTTTCGGCGATAGTATTGAGATCATCTTGGTGCTTGATTATGTCTGCTTCAAGCATATTGATGTCGCCAGATGCAGCTCTTGCTTCTGCACGGACTTTACCGACTTCACCCATGACATCTTCAACATCACGAGCCACAGCCTTGATCGGTGCTGCCTTCGCTTCTGCTGCACGAGCTGCGGCCTTTGGCCCAACACGAAGTGTTACGCCAACCTTTCCAGCTTCTTTACCGATCTTAAGTAAACCTACACCGGGAACATAAGTAAGTGGATCTGCTGCTAGGTTAAGAACGAATCCTGAAACCGCTTGGAATGTTCTGGCGGCTTTAGTCTCTGGGTTATCGAATAGTGCTTGTGTAAGTCCACTTGAATAAGTCCAAGGAACTCCACCCTTCATAGTAGGGCCAGCAGCAATCTTTGCATTAAGTAATGCTTTACCTACCGCAGAGTTTTGATCTGCACCAAGAAAACCAGTACCTACATCAATCTTGCCTGTTTTGAAAAGGTTGATAAGAGCTTGCCCTGTTTGTGTCTCATCAAGAACATTCATGCCACCCTTGCCAGATACACCGTTACGAACGGTGGCTTCTAGCATTTCAAATGGTGTTGATAAAAGCATGAAAGCAGTACGAGTAAGTGGTGCTAAGAAGTCAGCAGGTGAACCCTTCTTCGCAGAGTTCTGCTCTTTTAACTTAGCAGCAGCAGCAATGGCTGCGTTACGCTGTGCATCAAGTAATGCTGATCCATCAAGTGTGGTCAAAGCATTGGCAGTATTACCACCGATAACAGCACCAGACTTTGTAAGGCCCATGACTGATCCGACAGATGCAGCAGGGTATGCCTTAGCCATAGCAGCTAACTGCTTGGCAAAATCTGGACTTAAATACTTAGATTGCTGAGCCTGTATGTATGTATCGTAAGCTGCTGTTCCTTCTTGAGGAATAGATCCTAGCGATGCACCGAGACTACCAGCACCAAATGTGCCTCCGGTTTTTCCGGCCATTAACGCTTCTCATAATCTAATCTTTGACCTAATCGAACCAAGTCTGGATCTGGATATAGGGCAATAAGTTGGCGGATAAGTGTGGCAGTTTCATCAGGTGCTGATGGTGGAATAGGTAATACTTCATTACCCGGGCCATCACCAAAACCTGCACCGTATGTAATAGATTGATCTACATTTGGATTAGGTGTAGAAAAATTACGCTGTGGCATAGCAGGTGCTGAGATCATAGGGCCAATTCCCCCACCCATTGCACCTGTTTCAGTTGCTGCTAATGGAACTCCGGGAGCAGTTTGTAATTGAGTGAGTTCTTGATTGTCACCATATGCTCCACCGGTAATGGATTGTGCTGCTTGCCTACCAATGTATGGGCCTTCAGCCATCTTTAGCCTCCATTTTTTCAATGTCTTTGGTCATCTTCTCCCACATATACTGTTTCTTTGCTTCGTTAACAGAATGTGAATGTATAACTTTTGTTATCAATGAGAAGAAATCTGCGAATGAATAACTTATCTTGTATAGTAAATCTGCTACTGCGTAAACAAAATCTATTTTCTTTGCAGGGCGAGCCAATACAAACATATCATCGAGTTCATCGAAGTTATCTTCTGACATTGACTCGCCCTCCTAAGATTATTACTTAGCTTTCTTACCTGATGCTGATGCTGACTTTCCTGTTTCGCCAAGCTTCTGCATTGCAGACTTACCCTTTGGGGTACCTTTTGGCATAATAGGGCCCTTTACCATTGCTGGGGCTACTGCACCTTTTTTTGTTCCGAACATATTGCACCTCCAGATGCGTTTTAAGCTGCCCCAGTTAGGGAAGCCAAAAGATCTGCCATCGGTGGGGTTCCACCTTGTGCTAGATCAGTTCTACGAGAAAACTGGCCGGGGCCAGATACCATTTGGGAACCGGCAGCCGGGGCCGCTCCCGGAATCCCCATAGGGGATTGCGAAGCACCGGGGGCCATCGCAGTCGCTGCCGGTTGTTCTACTGGAGCAAACGCTTTAGCAACGATTGACTCCAATGCTTGACCTTTTGCTCGACCTTCAATGATGTCGGCGAGCCTCTTAACAGCTTCTGTTGGATCCCCACCCTGAGTAGCAAGCATTGGGATTGCGTTTGCGTACTGTGCTACTGCGGTTCTTAATGAGTCACGAAGTTCTTCGATGTCGATTCGTTGTTCTTCTTGTGTGACATTGATTGAGAATGGAAGATTGCGGCGGAGGAAGTCACGAGAAATTAACTTGTCTCCACGAAGTTGCAATCCAAAGATTGCAGCACGGTTAGGATCTAGTCCTGCCATGAGACCATACTGGACATCTACTGTGTAATCACCGTTGATGTCTTTCGATGGTGTGTATTTTAATTCGTATGGTGTTCCATCATCGGATCCACGAATAGTTTTCTGGTTTGAACCAAAGACTTGCTCATCTACACAGAATGCAATACCGATAAGGTTTACAAAGAAGCGAGCAAAGACTGCCTGTGCTGCCTTGATCTGTGAATCAAAGCCACCCATAAGGGCTTGAACGCCACGACCTGTAACAATAGATGCATCAATCTGACCTGTTCGGCCTTCAGGATAGCGAGAACCCATACGGAGTTCACGCTCTAGTGCCTGTGATTCAGCAAAGACTCCGTTAGGAAGTTCGATTGGAACTCTACGGATTCTCTCTGGTGTGTTAGATCGAAGCAAAGCATCTGGCCCAAGGGTAAATTCTTGAACATCTGGTGGGATAGCGATAGGTGCATTGACTGACTTCTTAGCTGCTTCAAGCTGTAGAAGTGCAAATCGTGCCTTAGCCATCTGAACTGGTAGAACATCATCGAACTGACCACGAGTTTGACCATCAACTGTTGGTCGTTCTGCTACATCTACAAGGATTTTACCTAGAAGATTAGGGGTATTTGCTAGAATTAAGTTATCTAACTCCGGCAAGAAGATCATATCTTGATACTTATCATGGTAGCGAACCATGGAAATCGTAGACTTCATACGATACTTGCTGTTGATCTGAGCTTTATACTCTGGATACTGGGCAGATAGTGACTCTGAATCAGACATAATGATCTGAGCCATAGAGGTTACAGAGCCAAAGCGATCCTTTTCAAAGTAAAGACCAAATGGATTAAGCATGCGAATGCGTGGATTGTTAGTGTCAAAGTCAATCTCCACCATACCTGCTGCAAAGCCATAGGTGTAATACCAGTCTGCTGCCTGATACATCTGAAGTTGTAGATCAGACTTGTTGGCATAGTGATTGGCAATGCGTGTACGAATCTCAGCCTTTTTACGAGCTGCATCGGAGGTCATGTTGGATGAGGCACAGTTAATTGCTGGAAGAGGGGCAGTTACCTCGGCAAGGTCACGAGCTGCAATGTCAACCATGTTAGCGATGAGTGGCTTCGGATACTCATCTGAGAACTGACCGAAGAATACATCTTGCATACGACCTTGACGGACAGCAAGAACATCTGACATACGGCGGTCACGATCCATGTTGCGTGTTTTAAGGCGTTCAACCTTAGCTGCAACTTCTTGAACTGAAAGCATTTTTCTCCTTATGCCAAACGGCGATCTGCGGCCCACTCATCAAGGTTGATGACCTGTCGCTTGTCGGCATCTGCTCGGGTGAGGAATTCATTGTGTACGAACTTTCCGCCATACTCACCGAACTGGCAGATCTCTCTTGCTCTAATCTCACAGAACCAGAGGGCCATAACAAGGTCTGTCTTGTTCTTAGTCTCTGGCGACCATGTTACTAACTGGTCAATAAGTAATCGGATGCCTTCGTGTCTATCTGAAGGCAAGTGCATCAAGTTATCTCGATGATGCTTACCATTGGATTCAACGCTACCAAATAGGGTAGCCATTGCAGCGACACCAAATCCAACATCCCACTTATTTCTAGATGTGGTGTGTTCCCTAAGAAGCACACCACGACTTGCTAACCATTGCCGTAAATTCTCATCCTGTGTCAGATAACCCTGAAAGGCGTTTCGTTCAACCATCCATTCCGATGGTTTGTACTTTTCCGTAAATGTAGTGATGAGATCACGGATGGCTTGCGGTGACGGTTTAGTTATAGTCGCAGCATCGAGGATATATCTTTTCTTTCTCCTACGATCTACAGCTACAACAACTGCCGCCGTATCACCAACTATCGCTGGGTCAAGCCCTGCGATGATGGTGAGACCCTCTACTGTCTCGGGGTGTCCGGGATTGCCCGGAACGATTGGCCCGATCATTCTCATTCTGTCAATGGAACCTTTAACGCAAGTCATGTTGAAGGTTGAGTCTTCATCAACATCTGCTTGCTGGTAAACCATCGACCAAGTCTTTGGGTCTAATGCACTTCTACGCATGGATAGATAATTGCCATCCCAGCGTGGGTATAGACCGTCTTCGTCTGCCTCTTCTTCGCTGCCCTGCCAAGGGCGGTCTGATTTAGGCCAAAGTGTTTTCCAGTTGTTCTGATCTTCTGCAAACTCTAGGACTGCTGGCATCGCCAGATATGTCCAAGGTGATTTACCTGTTGGGTAGCGTTCACCGTTACGGAGTTCTCTATAGAGATCAATGGAATCTACTCGAGTTCCAAGAACTAAAAGCTTGCCGGTAGGCCCGAGTCGAGTTAAGACTTCCTGCTGAATCCAACGAATCTGTTTTTCGTATTCGTGGGAGTTAGACATAGTCACACAGTCGTCTAGGATAATCAGGTCTGCTCTCGCACCGTATACCTGTCCTCCGATACCGATTGCTTGAATCGTAGGATCCTTCTGGTCTGAGTCACGCAGTTCGTCTCCGAGGTAAACTTGCGTAGCTTGCCATGTGGCTGACTTAGACTTGAAGCCTGAGCCAGCAGCGTAAGCAAGTTGCAGTTTTTGCCACGATGGGTGAGTCAGTCTCTGCTTAATAGCGTAGATAAATTCTGTTGCCTTCTGCTGTGACTTCGAGACAATCATGATACGGATGTTGGGATCCATACAGATCCGGTAGACCGGATAGTCAATCGAGGTAGTCATGGACTTGGCGTGTTCTGGGGGCACATTGACCAGCACATACTGTGGTCGACCCTTTTCATACTGCATCGAGTCATGCATCCACTCAGGGTCATTACCTTCAAGAAGGTTGATGATATTCATCTGATGTGGGAATGTGTCTGCTTCTAGATACTCTTTGCGGAAAGTACGGAAATCCATCTCAAGGGATTCCTCAGACTGGATGCGGCCATGCTTTGATCTAGCAGCTCTAACCTTATCTACAGTCTCTTTGAATTCTTTATCCGTGGAACGGTAGTAATCCCACAGCTTTGCTGACCTGCCGACCTGCCGCATGGCATCTTCGACTGTGCAGCCTTCAGTAATCAGACGGATTACTTTTGCCTTGATCTTGGCTGTCTCTTCTTGTTTACTCATATCTCTCCTCGCCAGCTTCGCTGGCGTGGTCGCCAAAGATTTTTCATTGGGTTTAGCGGTTCTGAAAAAGAACAGACTACTGGGCATTTACTAGGGGCTTCTAGGTCGCCTTTGCTCGCTAGGGCTCGCTCCGGCTCCCTAGAGCCGGGTAGTCGTCTAATTACTTTAGCAAGTAATTATCCTCCTACTATATATAAGCCGGGATAAATAGGTTTTATCCCACACTATGCCCTGTGATTTGTATCACATTCTATCTATTGTGTGTAAAAGTCCTGCTCAGAGCCTATTTTACAACTCAAGATCCTATCAAAAATATTTTTCTGGGTACATATATACAGGGGCCCCAGCCCTATTAAGCACTCGGGTCAATTTATCCCCCCTGCGTGTCTAACCCCCCTAAGCCGATAACTAACATTATGTTAAGTGCTTTTAACGGCGTGTCGGACAGACTCGAGGCAGGGCAGACCCTCGGCAACTAGGCCTCTTTAAGTGTTCGCCGTTTAAGTAATCGCCTAAGACCTAGGGCAGGGGGTCGAGGGGTCTAGGCATGGCAGGGGCAGGGGCAGGGAATCGGGCAGACCTTGGGGGTCTTGGTCTTGGGGTCTTGGGGTCTTGGTCGAGGTCTTGGGTCTTGGGTCTTTGGGAATCTCGGACACTTTGGGAATCTCTAAACCCATTGAATTACGCCACTTTCAAGAGTCGAGGGGTATCTCGTGATCCATAAGACTCGAGGGCTCTGGTCATTGAATCTCGAGCTTCTCTCTGTCACACTTTGGGGGTGGGAATCTCTCCCACTCTTTACCTACAGAAAGAGAATCAACTCATGACACTAGAAACTAAATTCCCCACTCACCTCGAGGCTAAGAATTCGCTAGACCTTTGCCTCTCTCGCTTTGCCGATTCTGCAATTCTTGAAGAGGCAGACATCAAGACCGCCTTTCTCGGTATCGCTAACTCGATACAGATTCGAGATTATGCACTCGGGGCTCTTGGTCAATCACTAAACGATTACCAAGACATAAACGCCTTTCTCACTTTGCTCACCGCTATCGGTGGGGAATCGGCTCATGTTCATGCCCTTTGGTCTGCTTATGCTTACGAGTCCGAGAATCGGGAAGACACCGATTCACATCTAAACAAGGCGAAAGAGTTAGACCCTGCTAATTCACTCGCTGCTCTCTTGGGTCGAGTCTTTGGGGCAGGGTGGCCACCTGCTGCCTTTGCTTCAATGCGTAGCGAGTTACACCCTCGAGTAACCGAGGGTCTTGCAGACCTCGAGGGGGTGTCTGTCAATGCGAGTAAGTAATCCTTTCGTGACTCTTTTAGATTCCGAGACTGGTGAGGTCTTGGTCTTTGCCCCTCTCTCTAAGACTCGACTAAACGCCTTGGTAAAGGCTTACAGTCGGGCAGGGATTGAGGTAGTCACCGCTTAGCCGTCTCACTATTGGGGGCAGGGTCTTAGGATTCTGCCCCTTTTAGTGGGGTTACTAAACCCCTGCAACACCCAACACCTACAGAAAGGCAAGACATGAACACAGAAACCAAGACACCTAAGAGCGTGGGGGCTCTAGCGTGGGCTTCCGATTCCGCCCCCACTTATTGCGAGGGAATCGAATCCCTCTATTCATGGGCTAGTAATTACCAAGACATGAAACCATTCAGAAAGTTCCTCGACCTAGTCGCTTACAGTTCCGAGCATCTTGGCTCACCTCTTGCAGACTGGTCAGACCCTAGCGACTCTCTCGGTTATGTCGAGATGTCTAAACTCGGTGAGGCTTTGGTCGAGTGGTCTAACCGCCCCCTAGATTGCGAGGCTTTCGTCTCGGAGCTTCTTTCTGTCGAAAGTGAATTCGGTCTATGAAACTAAACAAGAGAGGCGAGATTCTGTTCGCCCTATCGCTTGGAATAAATGCCCTGCTTCTCCTTGGTCTAATCCTTTGGGGTTTGGATCATGTGAATTGGGTCGGGGATAGATACTGCTTCGAGTCATCTCTCGAGTGTTACTTTCCAGAAGAAGGGGGGAAGTAATGCCAACCTATAGCATGGAGATAGTGACCCAAACCCTGATGATTACTGCCGACTCGGAAGAACAAGCCGAGGAAAAATACGACATTTATTTTAACGGCGGCGATTGCCCTTGCGGCAACGGCGGTGACTGCGACTGCGTTGTCGAGGATAGTGACGACTGCTATCACAACACCGAGAAGATTGGAGATTAAGTAATGAAGATTCGGACTAAGGCTAAGTGTCCCGAGTGTTTTCGGGTATTCGACTTATTAGATGACACCGACTCGCAAGAGTGGGCTTATGGTCATGATTGCGAGGCATAGGCGTGGCTATGACTATTCATGCTGGCGATTGCTCTACTGATTGCCCTATCTGCGTGGCAAATTGTGACTGTAATAAGTGCCGAGAGGGGGTGAAGTAATGACAGTTCATAAGACATGGGTCGTAATTTATTCTAGTGATCCCTTAGCGAATCACGACTTGGCAACAAGACTTGAAGGCTTAGAGTGGTGGATTACCGATAGGCATAACGCTGAAGAAAGCAAGACAGCGACTCACATGATTGACCTAACGCAACTGAAAGATTAGTAGCCGATAGGGCAGGGGGAATCTTCTCCCTGCCTCTTCGGGTGTTCGTCTTGAATACCAACCAACCTACAGAAAGAAAGATAATGAACATAAACGATAAGTTAGAAGTTGTAGAGGCGGATTCATTCTCGACCTCGACAGCGTATCGAATGACCCTGAAGTATGAAGGCGAGATTTTCTACTACAGAGGTGAGATGCACGAATACGGAATGGATTCGTATTGGTATAACTCGGAAGGCAACAAGATTGCTGACCCTGATTGGGCTGACCTGATTGAAGAGTCTGAAGACAAGACTCTCTTTGACATCTGCGAAGAGAAGATTGAAGAGGATAAGAAGAAGAGTGGCAGAACAGATTGCGGATTCGAGGTAGAACAGGCACTCGCAAAAGAGCTGGGACTACAAGGATTCCCTAGTGATCTGATTCAACAAGTCTTAGCGACTTATCCGATTGACCAGATTATCTTCGAGTCAATTCTTAAAGAGGCTTCAATAAAGATTGACGAATTACAGAAGGCAGAGGTGAAGTAATGCCTAGATTCGTAGTCATGGTTCATGAGGAATACGACAACAAGTGGGGCTTTGATGCTGACTCACTTGAACACGCTAAGAAACTGATTGAACAGGTAAAGGAAGGCGAACTTTCCAGCGAAGAGTTGCCAAACTTTTACGAGAAAAACTATTCAATAGATACGACTATCTATGAAGTGGAAGAGGTGGAGTAATGGAAGATTCAATCTCATGGGGTGAGTTAGCGGAACTTACTCACAAGACTCAGGTCATGAAGTTCGGCTGGTGTTCTTGTGAAGATAATGAAGGCAACGAGAAACCTTACTCAGACTGTCCAGAACCAAGAGTCCGAGTGCTAAGAGAGGTGCAACTATGACACGCCACTCTTTCATCATCACTTACGACACCGAGACTAAGACTTGGGAGTGGGATACAGACCAAGAATCTAATCGGCTTGATGGAACTGTTGAAATCAACGGCAACTTTGAGTCTATTGGATCGTGTAACCCTGTCCTTATGGAGTTAGAAGACATCATGGCTACCAGACTTGGCACTTCGCTAAGGATTATGAATGAGCATGAGACAACTAACCCTGTAATAGCCGAGGCTCTTGCCTCTCCGCTTTATTACTCTGCAACTCTGGAGATTACTGACCAAGAGGACAAGAGTAAGAGAGAGATAACTGCCACTCTTGGGGTAATCCCTTATGGGTTTGAGGGTGAGACTTCAGACCTACCGCATGACGATAAAGTCTTCTATTGGCTACAAGATTCCGAGGCTCGAGCTGGATTCTCGGGTGAAGAATGGTGGTCAATCGAGGACTTTGGTGACGAGGTTAGCCTATGATTGGGCTTCTCCTAGTAATACTTTTATTCTTTACTCTCCCTGTTGGGATAGCAGAGAAACAACCGATACTTATAGCGATACCGATACTGGGGTTGGTAACAGCCCTACTGTGGAAGGAGAAGTAATGCATCACCGATTCATAATCGGACTGGTGGCTTTGGGGTTGGCGATTTCGCTGACCCCAAACGCCCCTATCCATGTCGAGATAAAGTCCAAGCAAGTAAGTGCAAAAGTGGTGGAGATTCCAGACTTAGAGTTAGATCAATTACCTTTATCGTGGCAAAAATTAGCCATGTGTGAATCATCAGGTCGGCTCAACGCCGTCAGCGGCAAACGCAAACAGTTTCAGGGGGCATTCCAGATCGAGTATCCCCGGACTTGGATTGCTCATGGTGGCAACAGCGGCAAACAACCGAAGGATTCCACCCTGCTTGAACAGTTCTATGTGGCATTACACATATATGTAGATCGTGGCTCTAAGCCTTGGCCTTACTGTGGAAAGTTTCTCAAAGAAGACTACGGCAAGTAGTTGACAATGCCGTAAGCGGCATTAAACTGATACAACTAAGACCCCTCCGGACTGTAGGCCGTGAGGGGCTTAGTCTTTTTATCCCCTTGGATTTTCTACTGAATAGAAACCGGTAGCTTTGAATACCGTAGGTGTTGGAGTCCACACTCGAGACATCATCAAGCCACAGTCACACTTAGGTGGTGCTTCTTCTTCTGTCATCTTGCGTTCGATCTCTACCTTTACACCACAACTACTGCAACTGTATTCGTATGTAGCCATTAGTTATTGTAACTCCCTCTGAATTTTCTTAGGTTCTCTTCTGGTACACAATAGATCTCTGGTCTCTTCCAATCAGGTTTGTCCAACCACTCCGGGTTCTTCGCTTCTGCACCCATGATCCAACCAATCAGCTCATAGTTAGGCATACCACCTCTAACCAATACAAACTTCACATCATCTTTAGCATCAGGTCTAACAAGCAATCTACCTTGCTCATGCTTTGTGTATTTAACATCGATGTTGGGTTCAATATCTACACCACCTTGACCGAAGGCACCACCCCAGTAGACACCAAGATACTTAGCTACTGCAATCTCAGCACCGGCACCATCAACATCGAGAAGGATTCTCTGCCATGCATCCATGTCCTGTAGTCCACGCATCTGTTGGTTCTTCATCGTAGATACATAGCGTTCAATCGCTGTGTTAGCAGCGAGAACAACTTCGTATCTCTCAAGAACTATCTTTAGACCCAAGGCGTTGGCCCTCCTAAGTGATCGATGATCTTTCTTAGTGAGCCTTGAATCTTTCTATCTACTGTTGAATCACTTATGCCCATCTCTTCTGCTATCTCGGACAGGGTCATTGGGTTATTGGAATACCTATTGCGTAACATCACCTGCTCATCTGCCTGTAGCAGATCTATTGCAGATCTAATATCAATTACTACAGCCAAGATATTGCCACCCTCACTTGGAACTGATGGCTTGCGTGGGGTGCCATCGTCTACCTTGTCAACCATTACTGCACCATATGAATCAAACTCAAATGCAACTGGCAACATCTTGGCTATCGTTATTGTGTCGTAGAAGAACTCATCGCCGGTTGAATAGCCCAGCTTTGCAGCCTTCTCTTTCCTTGAATACTTCTCAACTGTCCTGCGGAATCGTGCCATGATCCGCCTTGCTACCCACTTAGTCTCATCCTTGCTTACCTCGTAAGCTTCATCTAACATTTTGGCCAAGTGAGGTCGCTTGAGAACATAGACTCGAAGTTCTTGAATCAGATCTTCTCTTTCCACATACCCAGCAAACCTGCGATGGATGTGTGATGCAGATATATGCAGTAGATCCTCAAGATGTTCTGCGGATCTATCTAAGCGATCATAGTCAGCAGAACTCACTCATCATCCTCAAGTTCTACGATTGCATCCATCACAAACTTGGCGGCTAATGCCATCAATGTAATTACAACAAATAATAATAAAAAAAATTTCTTCACTTGTTCTCTGGCCACTTCCCACGAGTAACCATCATGGCAATGATGCAGTAGTTAGCTAGATCTTTGAATGAATCCTCAATGGATTCGTGCTGTGGTGTGTGACCAGATGCTAGTAAGTTCTTAAGTCTTTCAAACTTATCACCCATACGAACCATCAACCCATTGATAGGGCCACCGTATGCATTGTTGATATTGCCCGGGCCGTAGTCTCTTTGTTTACTAATCAGCAAGTTACCAAGCTCATCGATAACATCCCATGAGTCAGCAACGAACTGATTCATCACCGGGTCTGCGGCAGTTGAACTACTATCTCGAGGGCCAAAGGCTGACTTGGGTCTGGGTTTGGCTTTAGGCTTAAGACTTTTAGGCCTAGCCCCTCCAACAATTCTTTCAAACTCTGCATCGTCATTGGATCTACGGATTCCATCCTCATACACGCTCATCTATTCCTAATCTCCTTCGTAGCCCATCTAAACCCTCATCTAATACTATAGAGTTTACATCACTTCCGAGTGGTAGAGGTATTAACTCTGCGTGTTCGACCTCTTGTAATACTTTCTCGGCCAACTCCATTCCCGGATTAGATCCATCTTTCTTATCATCATTGTCTGCCAAGACAAGGACTCTTCGATAGCCACCAAATAATCTATTGAAGTGTGGTCGCCAAGCTTTAACACCCGGCACTCCAACTGAAGGCAAGAGTTGACTAGCAATGACTGCATCCAACTCTCCCTCGCAAATTGCAATGGTATCCGAAGGCTTTTGTAGATCAACTGCGTTGAACAATCTTGCTGGTTGATGCATTGGTGCCATGTATCTAGGCCCCGGAAGTTCATCGATCCTTCGGAACTTGAAACCTGCAACGCCATTGACGACTCGATATGGGATGGATAACCATCCAATAAATTGGACATGGCTTGGGTCACAGTCGACTGGTACGCTTCCCAGAAGATGCTCGCTTGCCAGCTCCTGACTGAACCCCCGACCTTTTAGGTAAGAGACCGTCTCCTCGTTTATCTTTTTGTGATATGTCGTAGCCAAATCGTTTAGCAATGTCAGACGCTCTATCGAAAGCAACACGAAAATCCACCCCTTCTTTCCACATTAGTAATGAGTATGCATCTCCACCTATGCCACAGGTGTGGCAAAAGTAGAGTCCTGCTTTCTCTCCGTCTGTACTCATAACAGCAGACCTTCGAGTGTCGTTATGGAAACAACATCTAACCGGCTTTGAATAGCCTTCTCTTACTTCACCGCCATAGTGTTCGACCACAGCCTTGAGAAGCTCTGGGTCGGCGGCCATTAGTAAGTCTTTCTTACTGGCTTCTTCTTCTGAGTTCGTTCCAACTGCTTAAGGTAAGAGTTGTATTCTTCAATACGCTTTTCCATTTTCTTCTGTTCAAGTCTTGCATCGAATGTGTAATACAAGTGTTCTAAGAAATGATACAAAGCAACACCTGCAATTACGATCAATACCCCTACTACTGTTTCCATTTTAATACCTCCGTAAATGTATCTAACTCCATGATTACAAACGACTTACCTATGCCATGCTGCCTACGCTTAGCGATAACGATTGGTATCGCTGGCGAAGACTTTCTTTTCTTCATCCAGTTCCTTACTTCAATACTTGCTTCCTCTACCCATGGCCCAAGCTTGAATGACTTCTCATTCTTTGCCTCGACTACGATAAAGCTTTGGATGTCCGGTGCCCATAACCATAGGTCACCTTCATCGCTAGTGCCTGAGAGTCTTAGTCTTTCAACAGGATTGAATTGCTTCTCCCTGAAATACTCAACAAGATCTGTCTCCCATGTTGCACCCTTTCTTTTATTGGCCCGAGATTGCTTGGAGTCCAACGAAGTTCACCCCCGGTCTTAGATCGGCCATGCCCTGAACATCTCTGTCCACTATCTGAACTCGTGATGCATCGATACCTAGTGTTACATAATTAGATGCATCTGCTGAGTGTTCACCGAATCTATTCTTAACTGCTGCAACCCTGAACTCTTGGAACTCTGGGTTCATTGCAATAGATAAGATCATCGATGGAAGTTGTGATGCCTTACCGAGTATTGCTCGGCGAGGTGCTGGCATCTTTGGATCTCCAGTTCCTGCCTCACTCATGTGAGTTAGTGCAAGGACACAAGCACCAGTCTTACGAGCCACATGGTGCAGCTCTGACATGATGGCACGAATACCTGACCACTCTTCACCGGTAACAGATACACAGTTCATTAAGTTATCAATGACAATCAATGCAGGTGCCATGCCATAGACCTCGCCATAAGCGAGGATCTCTAGCTCGATTGCATCAATGTCTGGTGATGGATCAAAGACCCACTTAATATGTGAGCCTCTTTCATTCAACAATGGATCGAAGTAATGTGAATCTGCATCCAAGTATGTTTCAACTTGTTGCTGTGGTAGTCCAGTCAAACCTGCAACTGTTCTAAACATCTGAGTAATGGGGTCGGTATCCGCCGAGAAGTAAAGAGTCGGAACTCCTGTCTTCAAGGCGTATACCAACGCCATCAAACTCTTACCTGAGTTTGGTTGACCTGCGATAAGACACAACTGTGACTGACGGAATCGCATACCATGCTGTCTAAGTCCAGCCCATACATCCGGTAAGGGTTTAGCAGAGGAGCTTGTGCTGTGAACCGCTTGCAGTAAGTTCAACATTATGCAGCAATACTCCTCAATCTTTTTAGTTTCAATTCTTCACGGATCCTTCTCCGTTCTATTGCAGAAGTTCCTCCCCAAAAATGGAAGTCTTCATTATGTAATGCCCAGTTGAAACAATCTTCTAATAGTGGACAACTTGCACATACATTACGAAGTGTTTCGTAATGAGTGAAGTCTCTTTCCTCTGTGCAGAAGTGTTCGTTTCCGATAGAAGCACAAGCTTCGGTGCCGGTAAAGGCAGGGTATTTTGGTTTACCCTGCCTCACCAACGAGATTAAGAAGCGTTTGCTCGGAAGTCGCATTGCTGGCCCTGTGGTCGTGAGCAAGCATAGAAAGCACGATAAGGCTTTCCAGAAGCTTTGGCAGTTCCAGCAGGAACTAACTTGGCTCCTTCTCCATGCTTACATACTGGGCCGTTAGTAGGGGCAGCATTCGCTGGCTGACCCCATGCATCTTGTGGTGGCGTGATTACGGTTGCATTGAATGACTGTGCAATCGCTTGTGTGGTCATTGGTTGAGAGCCACTAAAGGCGTTAGCCATGGCTTGTAGTAGTGACTCGGCACCACTTGGATCTAAAGCTTCTGCTAATTTCTGTGAGAAGCCTTGATATGTTGCATCTGCAATGACAAAGATTGTTCCATCGTTTGTCTTTGTTGATACTTGAAAGCCTAGTTCGGCCATCTTATTTCTCCTTTATGTGTTTGATGTTGAGTCGGACTGATTCTTTGCCGACTGGTTTTTTAGGTACGAAGCCCAAGAGTTTCTCTACTTCCTTCTCATCGATAGATGCACGACCTGCGACAGTAGTCCAACTAATGTCGACCCCACTTCGTGTCCTACCGAAGATGCCTTCGAGTGAAGCTCGAAGACTCTCACGCTTCGCTTCCAGATCATCGATCTGGTTTCCTATTTGTAAGAACAACAAGGCATTGTTGTCCACCTCAGTATCTTCGATCTCGACTTCCGAGGTTTTGTTCAGTTCTTTTTTTAGTCCAGTACAACCCAACTCCCCAGAAGAGTCGTAGAACTTACAATAGAACTGACAGTAGCTGGCATCCTTTTCAGGTTCAGGTGCATCGGCTGCACTCTTAATACTCTCGAGCCAAGCCAATGCTTCTTCAGCAATCGCTGGATCATAGTCTTCAGAGTGAACCTTTACATCTCGTTCATCACCATCCCGGGCTATGGCACACAAGTTAACGGTCTTAACTTTGTAACCGTTTTTCTCCAACAAGTAGCCATATGTATGAACTTGCCAACGCTGGTTCTTCGATGGGAAGTAACTAAGGTTCTTAATCTTAGTTGTCTTCCAGTCAACGACTGCACCAGTTTCAGGAATGAATAAATCTATATGGGCTTTCATTCCATTGTATTCGACCTCGGTCTCAACTAGATACTTCTTGCCTTCGGGATCTAATGCTTCGATTGATT